TAATATATCCACACCACTTCCTTCAAATGATGTTGGATTAAATCCAATTATATTTACAACTCCAGTTGAAGTATCATAGTTTCCTATATTATCAATTTCTACAGTTCCATCTATTGCCACTATTTGTAATTTATTAGTAGCTGGTTTGTTTTTAATAGAACATGTTTGAGAATTAAATGTAAATTGTGTAGTAGTTAAAGTTGAAAGCAAATCATCAGGTGTAGCTAATCCTACTGGAAAATTAATAATATATGATGATGATAAATTAACTGTTGGAATAAAACCTTGTTTAAGTTTTACTTCCATTTTAGAGTTCAATATAGAAGAATCTATAGCATCAACAATAGTAAGAATATTTGATCTTCTGAAAACTTTATCAAATTTTCCTAAGTTACTAGCAAAATAATTGTTTATTGTATTTTGAACGATATTTTGTAATGCTGATGATGTCGATCCAGTTAAATCTGGATCTAAGTTAAAAGTAGTAGTAATTTCTAATAAAGTAATAATAGGATCTACATATTCTGTAGTTATAGACATAATAGCCATATTATCAGTTAAATTAACTTGTATTTGGTCTTTCACTGATTGTTGTGTATCAGTACTTATGCCAGATTTGAATTTTAATCCTATATATGTTATACCATAAATTGCTGGTATTGCATCAGCTCCGCTATACGCAGTAACATCATCTAAATAAGCTCCATAGTTTGCTAAGATTTGAGCTTTGTAATCTTCTGCTGTTACTAATCTTCGTTGTGATGAAAACGCAATTGGCGCATTTTGTCTTATAGATTCTATACTTTCTTTATACGACCCGCCTGCAGCCGATGATTCGGTTGTAACAATTAAATCGTAATCAACTGAATTGCTTGTTACATTAAATGAGGTCGAAAATGAAGATGCAGTATTAGCAACTGTTCCTTGAGTAGAAAGATAATCAATAATTATTTTATTTCCTGCTACTGGAGCTTTTCCAGTAGTAATTCCGTCACCAAATATTATTTCATAATATCCATTAGGAACTTCTTTAATTTGGTAATACATTGAATCATTAGTAATTCTTATAGCTTTATTAATGTTTGTATACACATCAGGTGTACCTGATGAACTTGCTGTAGCAAATACGCTAACACGAATTGTGTCAGTATCAATAGTGATATCTGGTATTACGTATATTTGGCTATCACCAGTATCACCTACAAAAAATGTTTTTGTTTTTTCAGTTCCTTCGTATACTGGTATTGCAACGCCGTCTGTATTATTTAAAAACTGATAAAGACCATTTCCATCATCAAATCCTACAAACTTTTCTCTTGTTTGAAATGTATATGTTACTCCATTAATGCTTGAAGTAAATTGAGTATTTCTAGGAAGTTGTATAGATGAAGGTCTTACTGATTCACCTATTAATACTGCTATATTTAAATCAGCTTTAGCAGATGAATAAGATTTAGGTACATAACCTAATCCTTCGGCCAAAGATGCAACAGAACTTCGCAATTGAGCAGTATTAATGAATGATTCATTTAATGCAAAGTTGGCGGTTAAACCCGTAAAATGTGTATTATAAGCTAACACATCTAGTATATTACTCAAACCTGAAGCTTCAAAATCGTAATCAGCAAATTCACTTTGTTGTTTTAAATAATCTTTTAATCGCCCTTTAATAGTATCAAAGTCGAGTTGAGTTGATTTAATAGTTGTTGCCATTTATCTTAACCTCGTTAAATTCACTTCTGTGGAAAGTGTTTCTGATGTATTAATTACTTGAAATGTTACAGTAACTTTCATTTCATAAGAATCATCATTTAAGTTACTTTTGATATTTAAAACTCGAGCTCTTGGCTCAAATATTTCTATAGATTGTATAATTTGTTCTCTTAAATCGTCATCATCAACATCAGTATTAAGAGCAAAAAGAAAAGAGTTCAAGTTTCCTCCAAATCGAGGTTGAAATGGTTTTTCACTATAATTAGTTAATAATAAATTTTTAATTGCTTGCTTTACTGCAGCCGAATGTTCTTTTTTATAAATATCACCTGAGATTTTTTTAGCAAATGTCAAGTCTATGTCGCTATAGGACTTGTCTCGAGTGGAAAGTATAGTTTTACTTCCTATATTTCCATCTTCTATTGAAAAAGCTCTTACTGGCATATTATTTCCCTTTTATGTATTTATAACAGTTATGCGCTAGCAGTTGTTCTTAATACTTCCAATAATTCATTAGTAGTTTGATTAAGATTATTGTATCTAGTTTCAATTTCATTTTTATATGTTATAGTCCACGGTGGTACTATTTCAGGCATAATTAATATTATTTGAGCATTTAAAGAGTTATCTGGATTATAATTATCATAATCAAGTATCATTTTATCAAACTGCAAATTATCTTTCAAATAAACTGCTAAATCAAATGTTTTTTCGATTGCTATTTTTCCGTTTAATCCAATAAGCTCATACACTACCGCAAAACCTCTAGACATTAAAAAGTTCACTCCATCACTAACATCTAAATTTTCTCCTTCTTCAGCTCTATATAATCCTTCAACAACTTGTAATCTAAAATCTTTAAATTCTTTTGATGCATCACTTGAATTAATAGATCTCATTACCTGAGCATGTAACACATATTGTTTAGCTAATAACAACTTATCGTCATCTTCTAATATATGAGTTAGAGTAACTGGATCACCGTCACCTCCAAGAAATTTAGCTAATGGTATTCCAGGTGCTAATTTAGTTTTACTAGTTATGATATCTTGAAATACTGGATTGTATTTTGCATCTACAAAGAAATCTGTTTTTACTACTGCCATATTACACCTTATATAATTTACTTGGGTTTAATGTTCGTCCTATAGGATCGGTTCCTCTTCTTGGAACTTTATCACCTCCAACTATTCTACCAGTTGATAATGGAGAAATTAGTGTATAAAATGGTGATATAGTTCCATCTGCAATTAATGCTGAAATAAATTGTTTATTGTTAACATTATTTGGATCACGCAATTTTGACCTTGCTTCTTTTGTATTTAATTCGACTTTTGAAACTCCGCCATAATGTGCAGTTCTATCTAATCTATTATATAGTTGACTTAATTCATCTATATGAACTTTCTTAATTGCAACTCCTGAATTTTCTAATGCATCATTTAATATTTCAGTAGTAGGTTGAACAGTAGAAGTACTTGTAGCTGGAGTTATCGACACTATTCCTTGAGATGATCCTGCAGATGCTCCTACAGCAGCAGTTCCTGCTGTTCCTGCTGTATTAGCATTGCCTGATAAATTACCATTAAAAGTTGGAGCAGTCATTCCTACATCTGCAAAGACGCCTTGTGTGGCATGCACAGAAGTTGAATTTACTCGAGGTATGTGCGCAGTATGACCATAATAAATCATTTGATGGCCGCCAATAGTTCCACTATCACCTAATACTGCAAGTGATGATGCTGTGATATTTGCGCTTTTAGTTGAAAGAGTTACTTCATTTTCTGCAGTCATCATTAATGTGCCGCCTACTGCGTGATTATGATCCACTTGAATATATTCTGCAAATGAACCTTTAATAATATTGTTTTTATCTCCATGAATTAAAGAAGTAGATCCTCCTCCAATAGTTTCAGATTTACTTCCTACTATTTGTGTCTCATAACTTCCTGCGATATCTTGTATTAAGCCTCTTCTTATAGTTTGTTCCATGTCACCTTTTACGTTAACATTAAAGTCACCACCTACTTCTAAGTCAAAGTCACCTGCAACTTTAAGTTTCAAATTGCCATTGTATTGAAGCTCGCCATCCCCATCAACAACAACTTTTTCATCATTAGCTGTTACTCTTAAAGTATTTTTAGTTGATCCATATATCATAGTTCCGTCTGCGCGCATCTCTACGCCTGACCCAGATGTATGTCTAATCATAACTCTTTCTGATCCAGGTGTATCATCGTATTCAACTATGTGACCAGAAGCAGTTTCTTTAACTTGTGAATTAGGATATGTTGAAACAGTTTCTTCATTTAAATCGAAATCAATTTCTGATACAGAACCACCTAATTCAACATTTACTCTCTTAAACCCTCTAGCAATTTCGTTAACAGAAGAAGCTTCTTCATATCCCACTTTAGGATATATTCCTGTAGGATCTGCAAATCCATCTGCTTTATTTTTAAGAGAAGATACTTTACCTGAAGGTACAGTAAAATTCTTTGATTCCATCGACATATATTATCCTCCCGTAAATGCTTTTACTAAAGCTTTGGCACCCTGTGCAGTTTTTATACCTAAATTTTTCGCAAATCCATCAACACTAGCTTTATTGGTATTAATAACAGGTATTGCAGATTTAATATTAGCATCACCTAGTGTTTTAGCAGATGATCCCTTTGCTTCGTTTATTGCACTCGATATATGTGATTCTAAATCAAGTTTACCTGATCCAATATCTTTAAGTGTGCTTTTTATACTAGTTAAACTTTTTTCTGCATCAACTGGTAATTTGTCACCAGTTGAAGGATCTATTTGTTCAAAATCACTTTGTATTTTACTAAAACTAAAAGCTTGTGTTTTAACTGATTTAGTTTGAGATCCTTTAGCAATGTCCTGTGGTTGTATATATGCAATTTCTTTTCTACTTGGTCCATTTCCGCCTTCTTCTGGATTATCGATACTATTTGTTTTTCCATACTTATCACGAAGACTCGCAATGTCAATGCCTGGACCAGTTTTAGTATTATCCATTTCATTTTCACCAAATAAGTTTACACCCGGTAATACCTTATAAGCTTTAGATATTAGTTGTCCAAGTGCTAATACTTGTTCTGGATTTGCGGGATTCGCATTATTAGCAACTAAAGTAACTTGAACTCCAGTTAAATCAAATGAGGAAGTATCTGGATTTCTAACTTCATCTATTGGACGTCCTCTTTGTATTCTTCCATCAGTTAATATTATATAGTGAGATTGTATACCATGCAATAAAGAAGAAGATTGAATTTTTGCAATTGCTTTAGCCGCGCTTCCTTCTTTTTTAATTAAATTTGTCACATCACTCTGTTTTGATATTTCATGTATAGATTTTGCATTTACTTTTTCTGGAGGACCCCAAACCTTATCAGTCCACCCTATAATAATAGCTATAACATTATTAAGTGGCCCGGTTTTAAACCTTGAACTATTTTCAAATTCACTTTCTAGTTCATCAGCTGTATCAACATACTCAAATTTATATGAATCAGCAGTTAAATATCCTCGCCATCCAGATTTATTAGAACTAATACTAGTTATATTAGTTAAAGACATATTTGGTGTTAAAGATCCTTTACTTATAAGTTTACTAGTATTAGTATTAAATGATTGTTTTTTAGTAAATTCATCAAATCCTTCTATTAAATTAGGAACTTTTACTCCTGATGGAATCGCAATTCCCGGCGCTGTTCCAAGCAACGAATCCTTTATATTACCTAACATATTAGATTTAATACCTAGCTTGTTACCTATTAAATTAGCAAATAAATTAGTATTAGATCTACTTGCAGCTGGGTTTTGCGCATCTGGATTTAATTTCAATCCTGCATTTTGTACATTTCTTAATGAGTTTTTTATTGTTGTAGATACTTCTTTTGTCATTTTACTTTGTGGTGTAATACCATTATCGGTATCTTTTATTGCAGCAACTGCTTGATCAATAACTTTAACTGATAGCGAAGCAGGCAATATTGTCTTTCCTTCTGCTCGTATTTTGGTAGAAGAAGCTGTAGTATGAGTTTTCAATTCATTAAGTATAGAATTGACACTTCCTTGTGTAAATACAACTTTATTTAAATTACCAG